GGAGCACATATTTCACTCCAAATGGATTTATTAAGAGCCAAATTACCAACTTCCTGAATAATGCAGATGTTAATATCGTCACCATTCAAACCGGGTGTTTAATTATTGATTTTGTTAATCTAAACGGAAACAACGAATACATTCAAACTCTAATCAACAACAATACCCCTTCAACAGGTCTATTCTGTGCAGTTGACGAAGAAGCTTTGGAAAATCTTTGTACTAACCCATATAAAGTTGACTTGGTCGGTAACCACTTGATCGATGAACTTTCCGGAGACAGAGACATTCAGGATGCTAAACTTAACTTCTTAAGCTATGATCAGAATCTTCTACAAGATTATCTTTACTCTAAGAACTATTCAATCCTAACTGCAAACAGCGGAGAAACTGGACCGGTTGGTACCTTATACTGCTTACCTGGATATAAGCCAGGGATAGATTCTACCAATTTAGGTGGAACAGCAGGGGTTCCTTACGAGGGATTCTTAGCTTATGACCCGACTCTGTATGTTGCAGGACTTCACTTTTTGACTGCTGCTACCGGCGCTTCTGGATCTTTTGCAGGACTTACATCTGCAGACCTTCTGAATATGAAGGACTTCCTGACACCAAGTTCAACCTCAGCTCCCTACATTGTAGGTACTGTAAATGGTATTACTGCAGGATATACTGACAACGTGATTAGTCAGTTTAGCAACGGAGATCTAATTAAGCTTCAAGTTGCTAACGTAAACGAGGTTAGCGGAAGACTTCAAATTGCATTTAGTCACCCTCTAGATATTACCAGATATAGAGATTTGGGAATTGTAGTTACTCCTTATGCAACAGACTACTCAACTACAAATTATGTTCCTAGTGGAATTACTGGAGATATAATCGGAGGAACTGCATATATCCTTGCAGCTTCAGATGCTCTTGGAATAGCATATTCTTTAAATCCAGGGGGAACTGGGGCAACATCATCAGCTGCAACAGGAGGATATGTAAATGCTCTAACTGGACAGCTTACCACTTCTTTCTATCAGAATGCTCTATATGAAGAACTTCAAAATGGGGATCTAATTTATATAAATCCTTCTCAAACTCAGGAGCAGTATTTAACTTATGCTCTTGGAGTTGATAGAGATCAATATTCAATCTACTATGCTTTTGCTTATACCAACGTTTCTAGAACTTCAACTACCCTAACCCCAATTGCTAACTTCGGAGCAACATACGCTTCCAATACAACTGGGCAAATTGCAGGATTCCCTGCTACCTATAAGTTGGACATAGTTTCTTCGGTTGCTAGCATCAACGAATTCATTGAGGTTTCGGGAGGAATTGGTGGAAAGGTTAGCGTTACATCTTTCAAGATGAACAGCGATCTATACACAATCTCAGTAGGAGATCTTCTGGTTTCAACCGACCAAGATCTTTGTCAAATCGAGAACACCAATAGACAGCAGAGATTGACCAAGGTTACTTCTGTAGCTACCACTTCAATTTCAGGGGTCGTAACAGTAACAACTGCGAGACCGATCTACTTCTACTCAGGTGGAAGCAGCGGGCTCCAGGTTCAAAAATTCCAGTCTATTCCTCAGTTTACCACATCTTTTGACTTTACATATCTGGAAGGATTCCAGCTGAGTGACTTCCACAGACCAGATGGAACGGACGCTAGAGTAAATGCAATTCTTGATGTTATGTACAACACTAACATCGCAGCAACTCTTGCAACTAAAGACGTTATCTCGTTCAGATACATTGTTGATACCTTCAGCGGAGTAATTCTTCCTAATTCTAAATACCAGTTGAGTAAGCTAGCAATGATGAGAGGACAAGCTCTTGCTTTAATTAACGCTCCTTCAATGGCTCAGTTCCAGGCTTCTGTAGATCCTAGATTTACTGCAGCTCCAACTGCAGTTAATCCGTATCCGGAACTACAAACTCAATACATTGCAGACGGAGGTAACTTATCTCTGAACCCAACTTATACTTTCTCTCTGCCTTCTCAGCCTCTTGGGGCATCATTCGCAGCATTCTATGCTCCTTATATCACTCTAAGAGAAAACAACAGAAACGTAAACGTTCCACCAGCAGCATTTGTTTCCAACAACTTCGTTGCTAAATTTGCAAACGGTGAACCATACGCTATCGTAGCAGGTCAGAAGAGAGGAACAATCGCAGGAACAAACCTAGTTGGAGTTGAATATGACTTCACTCAAGACGATAGAGGATGGTTAGAGCCTTTTGGTATTAACCCAATCATCAAGAAGAGAGGACTAGGAGTTGTTATCTTTGGTAACCAAACTGCTTACCAAACAGTTAACTCTGCATTCAGTTTAGTTCACGTAAGAGATCTACTGATCAGCGTAGAGAACGACGTAGAACAAATTCTTTCCAACTACTTGTTCGACTTTAACGAGGATTCTATCAGACTTGAAATCAAGACTCTGGTGGACAACTATCTTGACGGAGTTAGGTCTGGTGGAGGAATCTATGCTTACCAAGTAATCATGGATGCTTCAAACAACCCTCCTTCAGTAATCGACCAAAACATAGGTATCATCGACGTTATTCTTGAACCTGCTAGAGGTATTCAGAAGTTCATCAACAGAATTACTGTTACTAGAACAGGAGGAATTGCAGCTGGAGGATTCATTCAGTTCGTCTAATTAATTTTTGACGGAAAGAAGGAAAAGGATAAATAGAAGAAAAAAGAAAAAAAGAACTAAATGGCTGGATTACCACACTATCAGAATTCACTGTTTGGGATAAACAAATACGAACCCGTTTATCTCAACCAGTTTGAAGTTCTTATTACGCCCCCGGCAGCAGTCCTAGGAGGACCAATTCTGGTTGAACAGGTGACAAGCATTTCAGGTTTAGGCGTTGATAAAACTCCTGCTGCAACCCAGCAGAAATACAAGTTTGCAGTTAGAAACTATGCAGGTGCAAAACCGGAAAGCACAGTTTTTGATCTAACTGTTAACTTTACCGTCAACTTGAACGATGCAAACTCCATGTACGTGTTCAAGACTTTGAGACAATGGACAGACTTAATTTATAACCCTCTCACTGGTGCGATGGGTCTAAAGAGAGACTACACTGGGACTATTGTTCTTTCAGTCTTCAATAAGCAAGGAGATGTATTTAGAAGAATTACCTGTAGAGACTGTTTCCCTATTGCCCCTATCGGTGCGATGGAACTAGACTACGGAGGAACTGAACTATATGACATTAGCCTACAGTGGGCAGTAGATTACTGGGACGATCAATTCTCATAAAAAAATTAAAATAAATGGCAGGATTACCACATTTTACCAACTCGGCAGCCGGAGTAAAACTGTACGAACCAGTTTATCTCAACCAGTTTGAGGTTTTGATTACACCTCCTGCTAGTGTTACTTTAGCTAATACTAGATTCAGAGGAGAAGGAATTCTAACCCAGCAGGTGAAGAAGATATCAGGTCTTGCAGTTGATATTCAGCCTGCAGGAGCTGCTAGTCAGTTTTATAAGTTCGCAGAAAGAAGATATGCAGGAGGTGCTCCTTCAGATACTTCTGTTGCATTTAGCATAGATTTCGAGGTGAATCTGAACGAACAGAATTCCATGATTGTTTATAAAATCATGAGACAATGGGCAGATTTGATCTACAACCCACTAACGGGTGCAATGGGTCTGAAGAAAGACTATGTAGGATCTATCGTGGTTTCTATCTTCAATAAGCAAGGAGATGTATTCAGAAGAATTAGCTTAAATAACTGCTTCTTAACTGCAGATTTGAATCCTATGGATCTAAACTACGATGCGGGAGAAACTCTATACACCCTAGCTACTAGCTGGAAGGCAGACTACTGGCAGGATCAATTTATCTAAAAAAAATTAACAAATGAAAAATTTATCATATTTCGATTCTTTCATTCATTCTCTAAACGAGGGGGTGCAAGACTGGGACCCAAAAAGAGCACAATCTGCTATCGATGAGCTTAGAAAAAAAACAAAAGACGAACAACAGACTAGTCTCACTTTTGATAATATTAAAAAAGTTTTTGGTGACATTTCTTTTAATAATAGATATTTGATTGCTTGGGCTCTAAAATTAGCAGGAAAGGATTTTTTCCCTACTTCTGT